TTGCTTCGTTCGGAACGGATGATGCAATTCACTTCGTTACTAATGCGGGTGTTACCACAGGTGGTGGTGCTGCAGCCAATGTGTACTACACACCAGGAACTGCGGTTGACTGGTATGATCAACAGACGTTAGGTTTAACCAACGCAACCACTTTCTGGAAGTCTCTTGCACCAAGACCTACTACTAACGTTTATACAAGTGATAGACAAGGTAAGAACGACGGAATTCACGTTGCAGTCGTTGATGATGATGGTTCTATCACTGGAATCAGAGGAAACATCCTTGAGAAGCACATGGGGCTCTCCAAGGCACTAGACGCAGTTTCTAATGTAAATGCTCCTCAGAGAATTTACTACAAGGATTATCTTGCAGATTTCTCAGAAAATATCTACGCAGGATATAATCCATCTAGTGCTGCAGATCTGTTCCATGGAACTGTACCAAGAGCAACTGGATTCTCAACCGACTTTACTCAAGTTCCATCAGCCGATGGTCTGTGGGGTCAAGATGCACAGGGAATCACGTTTGCTGGAATCGGTAACCAAACATATGGATTTGGTGGAGGAGTTGATTACTCTACCTCTGGTGGACATAAAGCAAATCTTGCTGATCTGATTACTTCATATAACCTCTTTAACAATAAAGATGAGACTCAGGTTGATTACCTGATCATGGGTCCTGGTTGTGCAACCGAGTCAGAATCACAAGCAAAAGCAAACTCAATAATTTCTATTGCTAATGGTAGAAAAGATTGTGTTGCCGTTGTTGGACCACACAGAGCTAATTTGATAGGAGTTACTAACACTAACACCCAAACTGATAATCTGATTAACTACTTCTCACCACTTGCATCTTCTTCTTATGCAGTATTTGACAGTGGTTACAAGTATCAATTTGATAGAATCAACAACAAGTTCCGTTACGTCCCATGTAACGCAGACGTTGCTGGTTTAATGACTCGCACCAACCTTGTTGCATTCCCATGGTTCTCACCTGCAGGACAGCAACGTGGTGTTATTAACAATGCAATTAAACTTGCATACAATCCATCTAAGGCACAAAGAGATCGTCTCTATCCTCAGAGAATTAACTCCTTTATCACAACACCTGGTATTGGAACACTTCTCTTTGGTGATAAGACTGCTCTTGGATATGCATCTGCATTTGATAGAATCAACGTTCGTCGTCTGTTCCTTACAATTGAACAGGCACTGCAAAGAGCAGCAGAAGCACAACTCTTTGAACTCAATGATGAGTTGACAAGAGCAAACTTCAGAAACATCGTTGAACCTTATCTTCGTGACATCGAAGCAAAAAGAGGTCTCTTCGGATTCCTGGTTGTTTGCGATGCGACAAACAACACTCCTGATGTTATTGATAATAATGAATTTAGAGCAGATATCTTCCTGAAACCTGCTAAGAGTATCAATTATGTTACTCTTACCTTTGTTGCTACCAGAACTGGAATCAGTTTTGAAGAAGTAGCAGGTAGAGTTTGATAGGATTATCTAAATAACAATACAGGAGAATTAAAATGGCAGTACAAAACAGTTCACTTTCGGAGTTTAAATCAAAACTGATTGGCGGCGGTGCCCGCCCCAATCTATTTCAGGTAGAAATGAACAATCTACCCACTGGGGTTCAGGCTCTTGACCAAAAGGTTTTTTCTTATCTGGTCAAAGCAGCAAACCTTCCTGCTTCCAACGTAGCTTCAATTGACGTTCCTTTCAGAGGACGTACATTTAAAGTTGCTGGTGATCGTACATTCGACACCTGGACAGTCACAGTCATTAATGATACTGATTTTAAGATCAGAGAATCAATGGAGCAGTGGGCACAAATGGTTGCTCAATATCAAGATGCATCTGGTGCAACAAATCCAAACTCTTATCTCAGAAAAGCCACAGTTAAACAACTTGGTAGAAAGAAGTCTAACATTGGCAATGGAAAAGATAAGTCTTTAAACAATGGTCTTGAGGAAATTGCAGTTTACATATTTGAGGATATTTTCCCAATTAATATCTCTGCAATTGATCTTTCTTACGATACTACAGATACCATTGAAGAATTTACAGTTGAATTTGCAGTCAACTACTGGTATCCTGAGAATAAGGATGGTCCATCTGGAAAACAAGGTTGATCTTTGACCATCTAAATAGTCTAAGGAAACTTAGATTTATATAATCATGTCCAAGTTATTTGGGTTCTCTATTGAGGACACCGAACCACTATCTCCAAGTGCCGTCAGTCCCGTTCCTCCTAACAATGAGGACGGGTCTGACCACTATATGAGTAGTGGTTTTTTTGGTTCTTATGTAGATATTGAAGGTGTATATCGCACCGAATTTGATCTTATTAAAAGATATCGTGAAATGTCACTTCATCCAGAAGCAGACAGTGCAATCGAAGATATTGTAAATGAAGCTATTGTTTCTGATTCTAACGATAGTCCAGTAGAAATTGAACTTTCAAACCTTAATGCTAGTGATGGCATTAAGACCAAGATTCGTAAAGAGTTTAAATATATTCTTGATTTATTAGATTTTGACAAGAAAGCTCATGAAATCTATAGGAATTGGTATATTGACGGACGCATTTATTATCATAAAATTATCGACTTGAAGAAACCTGAAGAGGGTATTCAAGAGTTGCGTTATATTGACGCTATGAAAATGCGTTATGTAAGGCAACAAAAGAAAAAGAAAAATGATGGAAGTTCTGTAGTCAGATTGCAGAGCAATAATCCTATGGATTATGACTTTCCAGAAATTGAAGAATATTTTATCTATAATCCAAAATCAACATATCCTACAGGAAATCCAGCACAAACTGGAGCAACTCAAGGAATTAAAATTGCAAGAGATGCAATCACCTATTGCACATCTGGACTTGTAGATCGTAACAAAGGATCGACTCTTTCGTATCTTCACAAAGCAATCAAATCACTTAATCAACTTAGAATGATTGAGGATTCACTGGTTATCTATAGATTGTCCCGTGCTCCAGAACGTAGAATTTTTTACATTGATGTTGGTAATCTTCCTAAGGTAAAGGCAGAACAATATCTACGTGATGTAATGATGCGTTATCGCAACAAACTTGTATACGATGCAAACACAGGAGAAATCCGTGATGACAAAAAGTACATGGCAATGCTCGAAGACTTCTGGCTTCCCAG